ACGAACTATTGCTAATACTTTAGCGAATCCATTAGATATCGAATACCTTTCTGGTAGACACTACACTGAAACTCATCCATTTGGTCTTTCTCTAAAAGCATTTTATGATTTAGATGATGCTAGTGTTACTGCTGAAATTAAAAATACCTTAGCCGGTTCATATTCTCCTGGAAATTGGTTTAATTCAACTATTAATAATGCATACTATACTGATAATATTTCAGGTGCATATAATGTTGCACAAGATCAATTTATTAGAAAGACACAAGGGTCTACGGTTATTGAATATCAACGTAATACTCTTGATGGTATTTCATTAGATTTTGATTTAGCTAATTATAAACTAGCTAGTGAAAATCCAGAAATAAAAGTTTTTGCTCAATTCAATGACTATGTTGCAAATAGAAATTTTGAATTTAATGCAATCTTAGTTTACTATGATACATACGACCCAAATACATTAGATAGAAACGGGAATCCTACTGACTTTGAAACTAATCTATATGGTATTTTATTTTTAGATGAAATTAAACAAAGCGGCTTAGAGTTTGCAATACCACCAATTACTAAGTATAGACCAGATCCTTTAAATAAAACTAATGGTACTTCATTTTCATTTAAAATGAATTTAAAATTAGATACTTCAATTGAGGAGACTAAAGTAGAAAAGTCAATTAACGATTATTCTACATTCTCACTAGATTTATTTACAGACGTCCTAACTAAATTTACTCAACTTCAAACAACATACAGTAATAAAATATTAGAGCTTGATTCATTACAACAACAAGTTGTAAATATTAAAGATTTATTACTAAATTCAACAGATACTGCTGAAATTATTGTTAGAGTTTCTAATCTTGAAACATCACTTATTGCAAACCAGGCAATATTCGATAATACCTCTAATTTAATAAATATGATTGATAATACGAATTCTAAAATTAATTCGATTATCTCTGGCGAGTCAAATATTACAGTTGCCTATAATATTGACGCAGTTAGACCTGGAAATGGAATAAGCATAGATCGTAGAACTCCAAATATCGTTAAAATTAATAATACTGATCAGGCATATAATATTTCAAATGGGTCAATTACAAACATATTTACTTCACCAATTCTAGTATTAGGTACATTCACTAATTATTTTGCTCACCAAAATTCAAGTGTTCCTATTCTATTATTAAATGATCATACTATTAAAATAGATGATTCACTAATTTCATGGAGTAAAGGTCAAGTAGTTCGATTAGTATTCGATGATGAATTTAATCCAGGAACATTTAATTTAGATATCTACACTGATGCCCTAAATAAAATTAATACTGGAACCTATGGAAAATTAATAACTACTTTAAGTGATACTGAATTTAATCCAGAATTACCAAGTAATCCTGATCCAGTAATTAATACACTTAATCAACATATAAATGCAAATTCTTTTACAAATAAACCTATTTTTGAAATTATTTGCTTAGATGATACTACCCTTACTTTTAAAGTAGATAAAATAAGATAATACATGGAAACAAAAAATACATTAGCTGACGTTTTAAAGAGATTAGTTGTCGATATTGACAACATGAATCAATTTGTGTTCAATTTACAGAACATGTTAGAATCTACTTCTGAAAATGTTACTATTTCTCAAAGCAAAGTTGATGGGTCTACCTCAACTCTTAATGTTCCTTCATTTGGCTATCTTAAAGGTAAAATTGAAGATATCAACACTAAATTTGATACACTAGTTTCAGCAAATAATGATGTTATTGGAATTAAATCTTCAACTGGAGAAATAAGAAAATTTGAATTAAAGAAAACATCGGAATTAGTATCTGATTTAGAAAAAATTAAAACAGCAAGTTTTGATTTACCGAGTTCATTTAAAGTAAGAAACAATTGGTTTTTTGAATCTTTTTTAAATCCACTATTATATGTGAGTTTAGATATATCTTCTGTGTTAACTGATGATATTGATCAATTCATTGTAAAAAGAATAATTATTAACTCTGCAAATAATGACGATGTCGTTACTTTCTTTAATGCTAATTATATTGGCAGAACAGATGTTTCATTAGCTACTCTTAAGCAAGAATTAAATGATAATGGAATCGATTTCTTTGAAGATGATAATCAAGTTGATTTAGAAGTTGCCGTAAATAGATATCAAGGATCATTTGATATAATTAAAATATTAGAGGAAGAAGGAAATCAAACTTTAACTAGTGGATCTACTGTTTCTATTCTAAGAAGAAGATATAAATTAAGTTCACTTACGTATACTGATGTTATTTCTAATGTAAAAAATAGCAAAACTATTTCAGCTGGAGATACCTTAATAACTGCAAATGATACCGAATATAGAGTTGCTTCAATTAATACTACTGATACTGAAGTTGTATTAGAAAGAATATTTGGAACTGATCCGCTTACGATTGGCGCAAATGTTTTAAAAATTAAACCTTCCCCGTATCGTCGACCTGAACTTTCAATAAATGTTGGATTTAATGAGTATCAAGTATTATTTATTAAACCAGTAAGTAGAGCTAAAAACTTAACAATTAATGATTTTTCTAAAGGCGTTGCACTATATACTAATGAGTTGACTATTCCATTACAGGATAATTCTACTACTACTCTTGCTGATTACTATAATAACTTTGTTTCAGATTTTGGATTAATTCTATTGAATTTAGCAAAAGAAAAAACTCAACCTGCAATCTTAGGAATTATGCCTGATGCTCCAGCTCTTATTGAAGCTGACTTTAAAGTAGTTCAAGTTGATCAACATATACAAGATGATAAGAATGTAAGGGATCTTAATAATAATGTTAAAGAGAAAGCAGCAGTTCAGCAAGAAATAGATGAACTTAATAAAAAGATTGATTCAATTAAATCAAATATTACAACTATTTCTAAAACTCCAAAAGAGGCTAGACGTTTACAAAAACAATTAACTGAATCTTTAAATTATAGAAATGAAAGGACTGCCTCTCTTTCTTCAATTGTAACTAATATAACTACTCAACTTTCTACAACTCCTCAATTTGTAACACAACGTAAATATGAAGTTCGTGGATTTTGGCAAATACCTACTCCTAAATCTAGTAAATATGGTGCTCAAAATGTTGCTCAATTCAAATATAGATATCGATATTTAAGTTTAACTGGAACTCAACAAAATGCTCAGCAGCAGACTTTTACTGATACTGATGGATCACTTAAGCAAGCAACCTTTTCTCCATGGACAGAAGTATTAACTAAACCTAGAATTAAAACATTAAATGCAAATACTGGTTTATATGATTGGGCAGAAGAAGTATTAACTGATTCTGATTCAGTTAATACAAATCAATTAAATGTATCAATTCGTAAAGGAGAAATTGTTGAAATACAAGTAAAGTCTCTTTCTGAAGCTGGTTGGCCAACCAATCCAGTAGAATCAGTATGGTCGAATGCAGTACAGATAACTTTCCCAGAAAGTATTCAATCACAAGAGGAAAGCGTAATTACTTCTCAAAGAACTTTTGCTGAAAAAACAAAATTAGATTTTGAGAATAGCTTAAATGCAAAAGGATTAGATAGTCACCTAGCTAATCAGTTTACTTCTGGAGATAAATTCTATGCACACCTTGCTGAAGATATTTCAAGTGGATTTTTCACAAATGAAGGTAATGTTATTGATTTATATCAAAAATTAAAAACTCTTCAATCTACTCTTGATGGAATTCAACAATCTATTAATTTAGATAAGGGTGCAATAAAAGTAAGTGTTATTGATTCTGATGGTAATTCATTAGATGTTTCTAATGGAGATACTATTCAATTGTTTGCTGGATACTATAAAGATTTAATTAAAGACACTACTGGTGGAACCGTTGTATATAAAGAGGGATCAATTATTACTAAACAATATGCAATTTCTATTCAAAATACATCTGCTACTAATCTTGAACTAGTTTCATTATTGTTTGGAGGAATTAATGAAAATGCAGATAATAGTCTTCCATATATTCCTGGATCAGATTATCATAGAAATCGCAGATACGATATTGTTCCAATTGGAGTAAATTCAAATCCAGTACCTTTAATAAACAATTTTAAACAAATTTCAAATAATCAATCAAGTCAAGTTAAAAGTCAATTTATTTATTCTAGAGTAAGAGACTATGGTCTTTCTGAGGAAATTATAGAGCCTACTAATCCTATGACAGGATATAGTGCAAACTTTGTTACTACCTATTCATACACTGGTCAAACCGTTGGTACTACTCTAAATACTCCAACTAACTGGGGACACTATTTACCATTTGACCCAAGTTTTGCAGTACCTCTATCTTCAATTGATACAAGAGTATGGAATGGCTCAACTAATCTTTTGGGTGTACCTGGAGGAGGTGGTTACTTGACAGAATTCTGTATAAGTAAAGATCACCCAGAATTACCAATATTGTGTAATTCAGGTTTTTCAGTTGCGAATATTGATAAAGTGTTTAGACCTGAATTTGCAAATTCCCCAGTTTTAGATACTACTTCTCAAAAATATCTTCCATTTTCACATGCAAGACATTTTGAAACTTCTGTTACTGATGTAAAAGATGTTTTTGAAGTTCAATATTATAAACAAGCGTCTAGGGTTACACCAGTTAATCCAATCGGTGTTCCTAATATTAATAGGAATGATAGCCACTATCCAATTAAATTAGGATTTGTTAAAAATGATGAATATTTAATTGGTAAATATACTTGCGGATCATACTTATATTTGTACCCGACTAATTATGAATCTATTTCAGTTGAGGGTAATTTTCCAGCACGATCGGCTAAGTCGGTTAAGTTTGGACCTGAGAATGCAATAAATATTCCAGTATTATTTCAATTTAGAGCATCAGATAAATTAGGATATATTGGTGGATATAGAACCGGTGGTACTCTTACTAATATAAAATATTCTAAGAAACTTGGAATAGATATTATCCTAAAAGATGATTCTCCATTTTCCTTTGATTTACAAGTAAGTTCACAATACATCAAAGAGACTAGTCTTGATGCTCCTTTAATTCAAAGTAAAGGAAAACTTAAAAGTAACAATTATTAAAAATGAAAAATACTCTAAATGGGAAATATTAATATAACAGCTCCTAAAATTTTAACTGAGGATTCTAGTTTTCAACTAGTTAGGACTAATCCTAGGTTGACTGGAAATGTTAAAATAACTATTAGTGACACTGATGAATTATGGTTAGAATCAATTAAAGCTAATCAGGAATTATCAAAGGATCTATATTCAAAGTTCCCAATTGATGCTACTAAATCGCATCCTTCAAATATTTTTAGATTTTTTAATAATGGTCAAACTCCAAATGAGATAATATTTGATATTAACGAACAAGTTGATTCAACTAAAACATCTAAGGATTTTAAAGATCAATATGACTTTTCCCATTATTTTAGTGGGGCCAAATATTTAGCATCAAATAAGTATTTTGAGAGAATGTCTTATTTTGCACCAATATATCTTAAGAAAGAGCTTCCATCATATTTTATAATTGTTAAAATCGATGATCCTGCAAACTTTCCACTAGATCAAGTAAAAGAATTATATGATTCTAGTCAAACTAAAACAGATTACTTAATTGACCTTTTTAGTAAAGCTTCAATAATAAAAACATTTGACCTTAGAGAAGAAACCCGAGTAGGCTCATATATTAGAAAGTATGTAAATGACAATAATTTTCCATCGAGTCCATTAACTGTTGGATTTGGTGAAAATGACTATACTAATTGGAATGGTATTTTAATTAATCAAGGAAAATTAGGATATCGTGGAGAATTATTAAATTCACTATACATTAATTCTCAACCTTTAAAATCATTTGAAGAAAATATTACAAATGGTTATTCTAGACACGGAATATTATTTCCAGATATTTTAAATCTTGAATTTATATTTAATGATGATTCTTCAGAAAAATATGATTTTAATAGATATCTTGGATTCTATATAAATGCTATTGAGTTAACTAAGTTAGATATCGATCTAGACTATGCATACTTAAATAGATCATCTTGGGAAAATACTCCACATTTTAAAAAGAAGTTTCTAGAGACTGACGATGTTGTTATGTCTCAAACTAATTATGATGGTGTACTACTTCCTTATAAAAACTCAAATATTCACTTATCTGAATTTACAAATTCTTTTTTAGATTCAGACTCTCTTTATCTTAATTATATTCAAGATAAAGATAATAACTTATATATACCAAAAGTAGGTAATTCAATAAATTATCCATTTAACGTTGACTATTCAGTTACTAAGAATGTTAATCTTACACTAATTGATTTTAAATTTGTAACATCTGCTGACTTAGTGTCAGTTGGTACTGGGTATTCAACTTCATCAAATGCAACAACTGTTGCAACATCTGGCTCAGGATCAGGATTAACTGTTGCTACTATAGATAATGGTCTTGGCGGAATTGCATCCTTTACCATTATTAATGCTGGAACAAATTACAGCAGTGGTGATACTGTTATAATTAATGGTGGTTTTCATGATGCAATATTGACAATTACTTCTACTTTAAATGGTACCCGTGTGAGTGCTACTCTAGCCTCTCATGAGTATATTACAGATGATTTAGTAGTAATTTCATCTAGTGATCCAAAATATTCTGGGGAATTCCTAGTAACTAAAATTGACGATAATTCATTTGAATATTCTGTTACTGATTCACCAATCGTATCTACCGCTACTGGAACATGTAAAAAGGAACTTGCTTCTGGTAAAATGAGATTATCTAACACTAAAATAGATCTAGGTTTACTATTTGGGCAAAGTCGAAATATCTTTCTTCAAGATACTGGTTTTGCAAGCTCTGTTCCAGGATATTCGCATACAGTTATTGAAATTAAAAAGAATCTTAATAACTATGATGAAATTCGATTATATCATCCGCATGGAACTAGAGTAGATTCAATTGGAAAGTATGATATGATTCAGTCAACTGTACTATATCCATTGATTCCATCAGCTGGTCAATATTATGCATATAATGATTATGATAATGTACTAGGATATGACGAATTCTATATAAATGGTTCAGGCTACTTATCACAAGTTGCTTCTGCACTAGCTTCATGTATAAATGAAATACGTACTAGAACATTTACTGCATATGCATATGATGAAAGAGTATTTATTAAATTAAATACTCCAGGAGAATATGACTCCTCATATAAACTATCATATACTTCTCCAACTAATGACTACTCTGTTTCTGAAATATATGGAAATTCAGGAAGTTCTCTAATTAATTCTCAGTTTAATTTTAAAGGGGGTTCTAAGGAGACATCTAATCGATTAATTATGGATGCTGGCCACCTAGATAAATTAAATCAAAACTTTGATTCTATCTTAATTAAGTCATCAGATAGTTATTCCAAAATAAGAAAAATTTCGCAATATATTGATGAAATTAATGAAAAAAATTCATCTACTAAAGCTTTAAGGAGCCCAGCCGTTTTTTCATATAATGAAAAAATTGCAGTTGTCCTAGATGAGCCAGAAACACCAACTATTTCTCATACTGAGTTTTTAATGCGACCTAAATTTAGACCAGCATTTGGGTTACTTTCTTTTTTTTCAATTAAAGATTTAGACTTGGATTTCTATTCAAGCACATATACTAATTTCCCAGAAATAGATTTATATAAATATTATTTTATTCCAGCAGATATTAAATTACTAGAGCCTAATATTAACTATATTGTCTATAATGGAGATATTATACTAAATGATGGTTCCGCTACTGGAATTCTATATTCTAGTGGTACACAATTTATTCCACTTGGACCCGCGCCTTTATCTTATTCAATTGTTTCAGGTAACCCGTTAGTTACATTTAATCCAAGTTCATCAAATCTTACTATTCCATTAAATGATGGTAATGGTGAAGTAAATGATTTTACTGGATTTTCACTACTTAAGGATCCTAGTAAAGTAATTTCACAAAATTCAATTGATGTTCAAGAATATTCAACTCGAACAAAATATTTAAATGGAGTTACCCCATCCGAATATGATTTCTATAAAGAAAATGAAAGTTTAGATTTTGCATTGAGATCTAAAATGATTCCTTATATTACTAAATGGGGAATAAAAAACGGAACTGATTCTCGAAGCAATCCATATAGATTAAATACCGAACTTATATTTGGCCGAAATAATTTTTCACCTGATCATGTTGACTCTTCTCAAAATCCATTAAATTTTACCCATGAATGGTTCTATATTGAGAGTAGTTTTAACTATATGAATGATGATATAACTGTTGCTAAAAACAACTATTATTTTGAAACTCCATTTGATTATACTGGTCAGTTACTAACTGATCCAGATTATTTCTTAAATTACTTTACTTATACTCCAACCAATGAACAAAGCAAAGAAGTTGCCGACACTCAATTTAGATATTCTTCACTAATTAAAAATAGTGCAGGTCAATATGAAGCATTTTTTAAAGGGTTTAAAATTACATTTAAAGATGTTACCGATCCTACTGTTAATGGGCCAGACGGTAAACCATTAGCTAAAACTGAAACTAATAGATTTGATGGATATAAATTTAGTTGTATACTTAAACCAGTAAAAGAAGAGATTAATAATAAAAAACAGGCCCCAATTACATATAAAGTAATTGAGCATACTCAATTTAAATTTATAGTAGTTGTTATTGAAGTAGCAATTGGTTATCTAGATCAAATAGATCCAGTATGGTATGATTTGTCAACTGGTAATGATTTATTAGATACTGCTAATTTTAATGATCCATTATTTATCCCAACTGATCCTACTAAAACATATGCATTTGAAACAATTAATGGTGAATACCGAATTAATTTTAATACTGCTGGTGTTTCTAATATGACACATTCCCTATTATATTCTTTAAAAAATAAGAAATATAATAACTTATCTAATGCATTTTCAAATATTCGACTTGCCTCAAAATTAAATATTGCAGCCTTTCCTACTGGAAATACCGTTCGTAGATTAAATAATATCGATATTTTACAATATCCATCTATTTTATCTGATGACTTTGTTAATCCTACTCAAGATACTGTAATATTTATTAATGACACAATAACTGGTTCTAATCTATTTCTTGGTTCGAAAACTTCAACTGGTCCAGTTGGGCCTGGTGCAGTCGCTCCTTACAAATTAATAAATATCTTTGACCGCGTATTTGATAATTATATACATTATGACAATTCACTGTATACTCCATGTTTAATTGCTCCATCATATCCAGTATTAACCGCTGGTGTCATACCGTATGGTTCTGAGGCAGCTATTGATAACTATTATGTATTTAAAGTAATGAATGGCGGAGAAAAGTATTTTGAGAGATTACTTGAAAAACTATCATTTGCTAAATTTAAAAAATATGTTAATGAACAGCGATCTACTACTTTTCATAAAGTAATTGAATATTATTCTTATTCTGATTCTTCCGGTATACCTGTAAGTAATCCTAATTTCTATCTTGAAATATTGGACCAGTCGAATATTGAAAAACAAAATCAAATAATCACTAATTATACATCTAGTGTACCTACTCAATTTTCTGGACAAACTGAAATTGGTACTGAATATGAAGTTGCTGAATTGCCACGAAAATATGAATTAAATAGATATCGTGGAGAATACGAGCCAATCGTTCAAAACCAGTTAATATATCAATCTAACTTTAAATTTACTAAAAATAATATTTCTGATATTTCTTTAAGTAATATTAAAATAAACTCTAATGTTGCTTCAAATATGGTGATTCCTAATTTTAATCATATAAAAGTTTCAGATAGTAAAGTATTAGACCTTGAATCAGATGATTCATACTTACCGATTTATCCTAAAATTGATGAAGTGGCCATAGGCCAAGGTGAATATTTTCTTCTTCGAGGAAACTGGGACTGGGGATTCCACTATAAATATTCAAGTAAATCACAAAAGGTTCCAGTATCCGGTGCATTAAGAGTTGAAGAAGACGATTCATTCTTAGCTAAATTAATTAACTTACCAGAATTTATTGAACTTGACCAATTTAATCAAACGTTTATTTCAAGTAACGATGATTTAGATAAGATAGATATTAGTGATAAAGAATTAATTATTAAAGATACTCCAGATTCTTTAACAGGAATAATTAACTTAAATAATGTCTTGGCTAGATTCCTAATTGAAGATGGAATTACCGCTAAGTTTAATCAATATTTAATAAACTCAAATGAATTTATTGGAAATTTTAATAGTATTGAAGATTATGTTAAGCAATACATAAAATTAAATATCTTAAAATTATATGATGTTGATATAAATGAGTTCTATTCAAAACCAAGTGCTGCACTTTCAAGTACAAATACTAGAAGTTCAGCAAACCCAAATGGAATCTCATTTAGATTCCTTACCGATCGGGAACGCTTTACTCAGGGTTATACTATACTTAAATCATTGCAAATAAATAAAAAAGACAGACTAGTACTTAAATTTAGTTTTACTAAAAAACCTGGTTCAGGATTACTAGTAAGTCCAAAAATAAAAATTAAATTCATCTAATATGCCAATTAGAATAAACTTAAAAGAGATTTTTCCGTCAGATCCTCAAGAGATAAACGTTGAAAAAGTAAATTTCAATTTCAATAAACTTCTTGAACTTGGAGTAGGTACTCCTGGACCAATTGGTTCAACTGGACCTCAGGGCCCAGCTGGTCCAATTGGATTAGATGGCCCTCAAGGAATTAGAGGAACTACTTGGTGGGTCGATTCAAATACTCCAACTACACATACCTTTACCGGATTATTAGATGGTGATCTCTATCTAGATAATGTTAATTTTGATGTATGGAGTTGGGACTCAGCTACTTCTACTTGGACATTAGAAGTTGGGATATCTACAATTATCAATAATTATTTAGCAATAAATGGTTCTCCATTTGTTAAAACCCTAGGTAAAGATCCTGCTCATATAGATACTCGATTTATTGCATTTAGTCAAAGAAATGGAGGAATGGATCAAATTAGAGGTACTTTAAATGCTTCATCAAATAATCAATTATTTTTACATAATTTTGATGAAACATCTCCATCTATTGATTTTCCAGCAGATCCAAAAATTTTATATAATTCATTAACTAGTATTTTTGCAAATCACGCAGATGGTCAATCGTCGCTAGCGGCAGAGCATGGAAGATATCATATAGAGCTTGGTTCATTATATAATGATGGAACTTCGATAAATAAACTAAGTGACGTTAAGCATAATCTAAAAATAAATTTTTATAAAGATTACATTGCTTCTCCACAGTTAAGTCCAACTAATAATAATAATTGGGTAAATACTGCAAAGTTTTCTCTTTCTCTTCCTGAAGATTTTAATAGTCCATTAGTTGATCAAAATGGGTTATTTGATTTTGTTACACCTAAATTGAATAGGCAAAATTTAGGTAGTATTATCAAAGATGAATTAAATACATTTATTGGTCCATGGGAAGCTGTCGTTGAACAAAACACATATAATGTTAATCATGTAGTGGCAGACGGAATTACTTTTGCATTAAGACAAGAGAATATTGCATCAACTCTTGGTTTAGCTATTAATTACGTAAGTAGTTATTCTAGATTAAGTACTACTTCACTGGCTATGTTAGACAATAGTTCAGGTATTGATGGAATTTTACTAAATGATAAAACTTATATTATAGGAGATACTAATGTTATTGGTAAACTATCAATAGGCGATATTGATCCTACTTCTTACTTAACCGTTGCTGGAAATGCTTCAATTGGAGATGGTTACAAATCAGTTGCAGCTCCTACTGATGGTGCAATCATTGAAGGTAAAGTAGGAATTGGAACAAGCACACCATCTGCAAAAGTACATATTACTAATACTGCAACAACTGACGATTCTTTTTTAGTAGAAGATGAGGCAAGTATTGATTCAACCCCATTTGTAATAAAAAATAGCGGTAGAGTCGGGATTGGCCTAGATACCCCAACTGCTAATTTTCATATTAAACAACCACTTGCTGATTTTGTTACCCTACCTGCAGTTAAAGTCAACATCGCCAATTCACCCCAGTCTACACTTTCAGTCACATGGCAAGGGGTAGGTATTAATATTGACGATCCGACAGCTGCTCTCCATGTGGTCGGAAGTATTCGAATGGTTGATACTCATCAGCAGGATGGAGCAGTTATGCAGTCAGATGCTTATGGAAAAGCTTCATGGGCTCCCTTTTCACAAGTAGGAGTCCCGACTGGCTCAATAGTGGCCTATGCAGGATCCGCTGCTCCTGCCGGCTGGCTTGAGTGTAATGGTCAAAACATAAATAACACGACCTTAGCAACAGTTATTGGTGCAAATAATGTTCCGGATCTTAGAGGTGCTTTTATTATAGGCGCATCCACTTATTATCAACAATCAAACGCTGGAGCACATGCAGATGGTGGAATATATAATCTTAATACTAGTGGTGGTAAACGTGAAAATTATCTAGCCCAAGCGCAAATACCTGCGCATAGTCACGAAATGTATGATGATCCAGCAACCCCTGAAGTTAATGGTGCCGATGTTAGTATTACATCGTCTGGTTCTCACCGTCATCCATTGTTAATCGCACCCGAAAGCGGATCTGGTGATCGTAGAGGAGTTAATCCAAATAGCGGTGATGGCGGTGTTGTGCATGAAAGTGAATATTTTGGTAAATCAATAGTTGATTATGCTTTACATACTCACCCTAAAGATAATTTTAGAGGAACTACTGGAAATGGTATACGAAATAAAGATGGAAACCCACAATTAACATGGGGTACAGTAAATGGTCAAACTGGCGCAACTGCTCCAGTTAATAACTTACCACCATTCTATGCATTAATATACATCATTAAACTTTAATCTATCCACTGATTAAGTGTAAAAGGCATTAATCTCTCCGACATAAGAAGTCCATAAAATTCTTCTATTATTGACGGTTCGAAATTCATGCCTTTTGCAACACCCTTATTTAAAAGAATAATGTCTTTAATAATATTTGCAGAGATCTTTTCAGAGGGCCCATCTAAGACCGTGAATAAAACGTTTTTAGATTCTATCATGTTTTCTAATTCAGGGTCGTCTAACTTATCTAGTTCTTCCCTAAGGGCGTTCTCCTTTATTTCTTTTATAGTAATCGATTTAATCTTTTTAAAAGAATACCCAAAATCTCGATTTAAGTCAGATGATATCTTCCAAATATTATATTTCTTATTTCCTAATCTATTAATTACCAAGAATATTTCAGATTGTTCGTGAATCATCTCATTTAAATAGAAAAATTCAATTTTTTCTAAAACATCCATTTGAACTTCCATGTATTCCATAATAATATTTAGGAATACATAATTTGCATTTCTAAATATCTCAACAACTTCCTCCTTTTTTGTATAAATCTGCTTAAGATCTGTTGTAATTTTATGAATACGCTCACTCTTAAAAATAGGGTGTAATTTAAAATCAAAAAGTCGGCCATCAATTGCCAAATTATTTAAGTTTAAACTATGAAAAAATATTTCATAAAAATAATCTAATTGTCCTTCTTCAAAATCAACTCTATATTTTTGGCTAGCTGCAAGCAACACGTAATTGAAATATTCTGGGTCTAAGTAAGACCCTTTAGTTATCCACAGTGGGTCAAGTATCGGTTTCTTTTTCAAAGTATAATCTCTTTTTTATTATTTATTTTACTATAACCAGTATACTAGTTTAGTTAAAAAATTAAAATAAATAAACTAAATAAACGTTTACCTCAATGGTTAAAACAACTGTCAAACTATTAATCGATCCTCAAAATAATTCTTTAACTTTTTCTAAAAATTTTAGAATATTTTCAACAGTCGATCCAATATGCAAGATAACTGAATTTACAGATTTCGTTGAAGATCTAGTAATAGACTCTCCAAATACTCTAGATTTAACTAAGCTAACTCGAAGTTTTAGGTATTCTAGAAACAGATTAGATTGGTCATTATGGTATCAAGTTTCTCCTGGAAATTTAGGAGATGCTGCAAATATCTTTTTAGATGACTGCGATGGCTTCTACTTTGAAGTTAAGTATGAATATGATGATGGTACTAGTGATGAACTTTCAACCCCTATTATAATTAATGAAGTTAAGCTTAGATTTAAACAGGTTGAATCAGTTGCAAATACTTATTCTCCTAAATTAGTATGTAGTGATGAAAAGTGTACTTCGATTGTTCAAAATGCTAATCCTAGTTTTAGACCATATAATGTGGACAGTGCTATTGGAATGTATCAAGAACTTTCCTTTTTTACAAATCAACTATATGGACATCAAGTAGTCTATTTTAGAACTTTACCAGATTCAAATAGTGGTGATTATGTATTTAAAGAGTGGACCCTCTATAAGAATATTGATCGTAAGTGTATAAAAGTAATGGTAAAAGATAATGCCTTTCCTGAAAATACTCCAAAATATACTGAATTTGGAATAGACTTTCAATTACCTTTTGAAATAGAGGTAGACCATAAATATTTTCAATCTATTTTTGGATCAAACTCTGAACCTAGAAAAAGAGACTTTCTCTATTTTCCATTATTAAACAGAATGTTTGAGATTCAGGGATCATATCTAAATAAAGGATTTATGATGGCTCCTACTTTTTGGAAGATTCAACTTAAAAAATACAATCCAAATATTGATATGCTCTTAACCGATGACTCTAGGAGTTTCTTAGATAATGTTATCTTAAGTGCAGATCAGCTATTTAGTGAAGAAGTTGAAAAAGATATTAAAGATTCAACAATGCCAGCTCAATATAATAAGATTACAACAACTTTTGACTCTTCCAGAAAAGCAATTCATCCAGATATTACGCAACGTCCTCTAAAATATACTTTTAATTATGCACCGCTAATTGAAAATTATTATGATCTTGGGAATATTTCACAAGTAAATAGTGAACCTGCAATTATCTATAATTCTTTACCTAGGTTTAATATGACTGATTCTAAAAATCTTTCATTTACCTGCTTATTTAATGTGCCATCTATTTCAACTGCTATTAATTTTATTGATGGATATAGTGACTCAACTCAATCGGGTATTCAAATTAGTGCAGTATTTGCAAGATATAGTTCCTCTTTACCAAATGGAGACTTGACTATTACAGTAAAGATAAATTCTCAAATTAAAAATTATGTAATTAATAATTTTGTAAGTTCTACTTGGCATGCTCTTGTAATTTCAGCATCTAATGAATTTAAACAAAGTGGAGCCTATGTATATTCAATTAAGGAGGATCCTAGTGATATTATAAATCATAATGGATTTATTAGAGTTCTATCAAATATCTCTTCGTTTACCCAAGAATCATTTGATCTTACTGAAAATTATCAATTACTTAATTCAAAACTCCTAATAACTAATATTCGTATATTTAATACTATGCTTAGGGAAGAGGAACATGATTTTATCCTAAGTCAACAGTTTTTAAAAGATGAATCTATGATTGTCCTAATTGATAATTGTAGACCTCAATCTAATCTACCATACATCGCTAAAAATAGATAATATTATGCAAGTTACAAATAATGAAAATATTAGAAATGAAAATGTCCAAGATATTTTCTTAAGAAATGCTACCCTTTCTCTACTTGATTTATTAAATCGAGAAGTAATTATTCAATTAATTCGAGATGGAAAAATAGAAAACCATGAAATTCCATTCTTCTATAATTTTGGTGGAGATGAAGGGTTTATGAAAGATTTCTTTATTGAACTTCCAACTGACTGTAAATATCCAAATCATGCAGAAGGAAATTATGAAAAAATGCCTCGTGGAATAGTAACACTATCGTCCTTTGCAATTAAACCTAGTGATAATACTAATAAATTTGTTAGGGGAAGTTTTAATCAGGAAATGCTTGATGAAAATGATCAAAAAGTATTAAAAGCATTTTCAGCAAGACTCTTTACTTTACCAATGGCATTAACATTTAATGTTAAAATAGAGAGCGATAATATTAATAAGACTTTTAAAATAATGGAAAAGATCTTTGATTTTTATTACAAGAATCAAGTAAGATATTTTCAATTTAGAGGATTAAGGATTCCAGCACAAGTAACCTTTCCAGATTCTGCTCAATTTACAAAATCATATAATTTTACCTATACTGATTCAAATACAGTAAGTATTGCTCTTGACCTAAATATGGAGACGTATTTTCCTAGTTTTGATGACCATTCAACTAGATATAAAGGAAATATGATTAGGAAATTTAATCTTCGTGAATCAAGTGGCCCAGATAACGCGCCTATTTCAGATAAGTGGATTGATGAAAATTATTCACCAGGCGAATAAATAATTAATATGGAAACACGAATAAAAAGTTTTAGTCAATTTATAGGTACTGAAAAAATTTCTGAAAATTTAAAGTATCATATTAATAACGATAATAGTATTATCGAGTCAGTATTTAGACCTGGCTCAAATGCACATATTACTCTTCTTTGCGAAGCTCGAGAATTATTCTTTGAAGGATCTCTGGAACTGGGACTACCTGATAGGCAGCTATTTGAATTTACTGATTTAGGTTTAACTGCTAGCTTTAGGGGACACCCCGTTCCATTGGACCTTCCATTAGAGAATCTCAGTATTAATGAGGAGGATAATGTTAAATTAAACTATCCTCAGCGTGGTGGTAAAAAGAAGAAATATCAAGTATACGTTAAGAATCCTAAAACAGGAAGAGTTATGAAAATTGCATTTGGCGATGTTCATGGTGGATTAACTGCAAAAGTAAGTGATCCTAAAGCTAGAAAATCATTTGCTGCTAGGCATAATTGCGCTGATAAAAAAGATCGAACTACTGCTGGGTATTGGGCTTGTCGAATTAATAGATATGCTCACCTTTGGGGTGGAAAAACTTATCCTGGATTCTGGTGATTTATCGAGATCTTGACATATCTGATGATTGTACAATTCGTACTTTCGATGAGTCGATTAATCCTATTGAATTACAATGGCATATGGATAATGAAGATAGAATGATAATCGCTATTGAAAAAACTGATTGGAAGATACAGCTTGAAAATGAATTACCTCGTGAATTAAATACTGCTGTATTCATTGATCGTGGACAATGGCATAGATTAATTAAAGGTACCTATGCATTAAAACTAAAAATAGTTAAAAAATTAAAATAAGATATGTTACTTAACGTACGACAAAATGGATTTGTTTTTAGTTTTCCACCAGATTACTTTGCACCGGAAATTAAAGAAAAATACAAGAAATATTATCAAAGCTTGATTTTACCATATGATACAATCAATGAGTTTATGTCAGCAACTATTCAATCCATTGATTTTCCAGGATGGCAAATGGATCCTACTGTTCAAACGCGTCTTTTTGGTAAGAAACAAGATTATAAAAATGCAACACAAGTAGTTGACTTATTTACTCGAGAATTTAGCATAACCTTTAAGCTTACTGATGCGTATTTAAACTATTTTATATTTTTAGAAAACAGTTTAAAATATCTAGACTTTTCAAATAGAGACCAGCCTACTTTTTCACCTATGCGATTGTCTCTATTAGATAATGAAGGTTATTTAGTATCTTCAATTGTTTTTAAAAGACCTATTCTTAAATCGCAAGATGGATTTAAACTATCATATAGTTCATCTACTCCTGATTTTAAAACATTTACTGCAAAGTTTGCCTATTTTGACTTTGATGTAGAACTTGATTTTAATTAATATTTATCTTAATATAAATTATACAAAATCCTCTATTACTTCAGATCCACTAAAATCATCATATTTTATCTTAAGATCATAGTTGCATCGTTTTTCATAAATGTAAACAACTCCCAGCTGTGAATCCTTAGGCTCAGCTGACCATACTCCAGTATCAAAATCTAGTGCATATGCAGTATCTGCATCATATTCAGTCGATGACCAAATTTTTCCAGTAATAACCATACCCATTGCAGTCAAGTTAGTATAAATCACTTCTAATTCAGCTAGAGTAGGATAATATCCAATAAGTCCGATTGGCTCAACTCGTAAGTCAAAATTTAACAATACACCTAAACTCAATTGTCCATTAAAAGGAGCAATTAAATCGCTTCTCAGTTTTCGAGTATTGTCCATACTATTATTTAAACCATCGACCGTATTTAATTGATTATATGTAGGCTGAGTGTTAGGCGGAATTAGAGGTAATGGATTTTGCCAAATCGCTAATTCTCCACTTCTTTTAGCGAAAAAATTATAAGTTGTCCCATTAATTATTTCTGATCTATAGAAAAAATAGTTTGGATAGGTTTCACCTAGAGGTAAAGCATCTCCTAGTGAGTATATAGTAGTATCAATTGAAGGTTTAAAAAATACCTTTGAAAACTGTCTCTCAAATAGAGGACCGGTTGTTTTATTAACAGGCGTATCACCAATATCTTGGAATTCATTATTCATTAAATAATCTCCAAACGTGCAAGCGTACATATTTGAACTAATTATATTTCCAATACAATTTGAACCAAATGTGCAATCATCAACTAGTCCTAGTAGAGAATTACTAATACTTCCGTTAAAATTAGTAGTACTATTTATATCGCCGAATCCAGTTCCAAATTCTGACCTATCAACTAAAGTAAGAATATTGTTTACTGTGTGTCCCTTAAAAGTTGATGCCGAAATGCTTTTTCCTTTATTATAGATAAAGTCTCCGTAAAAAGTACAACCATCTACGTCAGTAAACTCACATTCCCTAAAAATAAGATTATTTCTTAAAGTCGCCTTATTAAAAGTATTTCCGTTAAAATGATTAATATTATTATACTGAAACTGACATTGGTCATTCATAGTAATATTAGAAAAAATATTAAAATTACATGAAACAATATCTACCGGAGCAATTGATGTGACTTGCCTAAAAGCAGTTATATTAGAATCCAGTATGTTTACCGGTCCAGCTACTGTAACATTAATTAAATCCATAATTCTACAATTGATCATCACCCCACCTGGCATAGTAACATTCAGTGCATTTCCTATAGTATTACCTCCAAATCCACTGTTTAAATACATAAAACAATTACTTGCACTATTTATAACATTTGTATTAAGCATAGAAAAAGTACAATTTGCTAAATTATCTATTTTATTATTCCTAGTATACGAAGCAACTGTTGTATTAATTGGTGCAGATAAAAATTCATTATTATAACAATCATCGCCTGGTCCAAAAATACCCAACACAAAATTTGGTAAATCAAATTGGTATTGTGATTCAGTCAGGCCTATTCTATTGCTATATGTAAATTGATCAGGCTGAATACATAAAAATTCCTGATAAGCTCCACCATTATCAAAACACTGGAAAAACTCTCCATAATTATACGTTAAATCTTCATATCTTTTAAATAAAACAGTTCTGTGGTCAAAATCTGTTTCATTCGCTCTTTCATCAATACGTTTTATAATCTTTCCTTTAGTAACTGTTCCTGTAACTGGAGTAGTAAATTCCAAAATATAGTCAATTGTATCTTCTGGGAAATCCAAAGATTCTGCTCGTGTTAAAAGAGTAGATTCATCTATTGCCTGAACAACAATTCTCTCAACACCTGAAGTTTTTACGGTTATATCAATTGCTGCTTTTTCATTACCGTTTGCATCAAAATCAGGTTGATCATAAATTGTTTGAAAGTCAGTAATAAGATATTTTGCACCTGGAAGAAGAGTATTAGTCGTTTTTAAATCAACTAGTTCAGCATGAGTTATACTTTGGACAAGTCCTGTGAATACTTCTTGAAGTAAAGAGTTTTTCCAAATATAATATTTACCTGTATCTTGTGTGTAATAACATACGTGCTCAGGAAAGTTTTCCGGAATATCATTATATGTTGTGACTTTTACTATTTGAAATGATGCGCTATTAATTGACATAATAAATTTTAATTATTTATTTTAAAAAATTGATTTAACAATTTCTGATCCATACTCGTCAGTATACTTAAGTATCACAGTATTAAACGAGGTAGCATATGAGATTGGAATAACTGAATGACTTTCAGTTTTAAGAATCGATAAAATACTTCCGTCTGAAAAATCTACTGCATATGCAGTTGTTGCATTAATTTCAGATGATGACCAATAAATATCAACTGCACTTGGAATCCCTAAACTAGCTTTATTAGTATATATTAATACTAGCTCATCAAGAGACGGTACACCAAAATTAGTACCATCTGTATAATATACTTGGCCGATTGCTCCACCTCTATTATAATCATCTTTTTTTGAGATAATTAATGAATTTGAATAACCTGAACCTAATGCAGTACCTGTTGCTCCAGCCAAAGTTGTTGACTTTGTCATAAATGGTAATTCGTTAAAATTTGAAGAGCTAATATGCCTAAACCAATATCGATCATCTCCATTTTCATCCACATCTTGAAATATCACATCAGTAATATTATTGTCATCTAATATTTGTTGAGTAAGATTAATTTTTCTTGTAGTAATTTGAGTAGCAGTTGAACTAGTTAGTTCTGGAATACCTTCAATCACCAATGTTACAAACGGCGCGCCAGTTGGTAGATTCTTAACATGATTATTTTTAAAAAATGAAGGGAATTCACATTTTCGTATCTCTCCTTCAAATACATTTCCAGTAACATTTGCACCAAATACACATTCATATATTGAACCTTGAATAATGTTTGAATACGCTGGCGTAGGTAATTCACTTTCATAATTAACTGGAAAAGATTTTTCTATTCCAGTATCACCAAAGTTTGGTCCAACTTGACACTCACGAAAATATGGACCAAAATCAACTGATGATACTCTTCCATAAAATTTATTACCTGAATTATCTATTCCTTTACAAAAACTCATAGTTGAATATACGTCATTTCCAAGAAACTGTGTAAAATTACAATAATATAGAGTCCCAGTTTCTTGGAAATCGCAATATTGAAACTTTAATATATTACAGCCAATAATAGTTTGAAGATTACTTATATTATTAAAAGTTATTTCACTAATAATATTAAACTTATTATAATATATTCTAAATTCACCTAAATAAACTTGGCTAAATACTCCTTGTATATCAGACATTTCGGTAAATGTATTATGTTCAATATTGCCTCGGCCTAATATTGAATATACAAGTCCTCCATTATTATTTCTAAAATCCCCATCTAAATTAACCTGCACCATTTGAGATAATATATTTCCTGTAAATACTCCACTAATTGTAATATTCTTAAGCCGATACGATATTTTATTCCCAATACAGAATTCCCCATACTCTGATCTATCTCCAATAGTTACGTTTAGTAGGTATGCAGATATATCATTCTCATAAGTTGTACCAAAAAAAGTAACATTTGTACACGCACCATTTAAAGTGTTATCATATGTTTCAAAATCATTAAATACAATATTTGTTATGTCAAATGGAACATCGTAAAACTCATCATTTAAAACCTGTTTAGCATCATATATTCCCTGAATATAATTATTATTTGGTTTGAATGGGTTTATGCCATTCGTCATAAATACAGGCATCTCAATCCATCCATCTACTTGAGCCCAACTCATTCCATTATATGGGTCAACTACCAGCCAGTCACCAACATTTACTGTAATATTACCTGAGCCGAAATCCCGAGTACCAGCGGTAGTGCATACATAGCTTAAATAAGTTGACTCAACTCCATCTACTAGAGCTGGTGTATTAGTTATAATATCGTATTCTCTTTCTGGATAATTTAATGAAGTATCCCAATAACTTGAATGTCTTATTTGGTGCCATACTGTTCCAGTTAGACTAAAATATCGTTTAAATAAAACAGTTCTATGATCAAAGTCTGTTCTATTATTCCATTCATCAATTCTCTCTATTATTCTACCCTTTGTTGGAGTACCTGAAAATAAAGTCTCATATTCCAAGATATATTTTATCTTGTCTAATGGGTAACTTTCTTGAAAAGCGTCTAGTCCTAATTCAGAGTCACTAACTGCTCTTACTATGATTGGATCAATACTTGCAGTTTTTAATTCAACTGACTGTTTTGCAGTATATTGATCGCTATAATCTGGCTGATCGTATATTGTTTGAAAGTCAGTGATTCTATAACTTACTCCTGGAATTAAATTAGAGGAATTTTTTGCAGTAACTAATGCAGCATGCGTAATATCTATTAAAAGATCAACAATACCACCACCGCCGCCAGATCCTTCAATGACTGTGATATTACCAGCATTGTCTATTTTTGAAAGTTTTCCAGAGTTATCTAAGTCAAAACCTATAAAATAGCTGCCTCCTTCTATCTCAGTATAGTCCAATGATGAAAATGACACCTTTGGAATTTCTATCCCAGTATTATACATTAGTAAATGTTTTTTATTATTTATCTTGATTATTAAAGCTTAAGTAGGTTGCTCCTTATCTAATCAATATAAATTAATAAAAAGTTACAC